ATTATAACACAGTTTTTTGCAAAAGTAAAGGACTTTTTGCATTTATTTTCACTTTTTTATATCATTTTGTTATAAAGGAGTAAAGATTTTATCAATAATTTTACCGCATTCTTGCGCAATTTTGATATGTTCTAATTGAGTGCCATGATCAGCACGTAGTTCTATATAGTGAATCCAGCTTCTTAGAGTCCCATTAATATACATTCTAGACATAGTTAGGCCTTCAGGTAATACCGCTCTAGCTTGTTCTTTTGCAATACCAGCTTCAATAGCCCAATCATAGGCTTTCTTACATCTTTCTATAATTGTTTCTTGATATGATTCCCATACATAATTAATAGGATCGTCTTCTGATAATGGTATAGAATTCTGCCTATTTTTAGTATCTTGCAATCTTGCGCTTCGTGTAGTAAACTCCAAATCCGTGGTTGGATCTGCATATCGTTGACTAAATTCTTGAAACGAAAAAGATCTATGTCTTAAGATTTGCCTAGCAATATCTCTTGGACAATTGATTTCCATACAAACAGAAACCATTTCTAATGGTGACCAATGTTTGTGTTTAATTAAATATTTAACTAGCTTTTCAGCTGTTTCTTCATTGAGCTGATTATCAGGGTTTGATACCCTTGCGCAATAAGCAACCAACTGTAGAACATCGTTTGGAATATCGAAGTCTACAGCAGGTTGCGAATATGATATAAGTTTCACATCCGTCATAATAAATTACTTTCCTTAACCTTCAGATTTAACTAAAGTGTAAATGCCCCAAGCAAGACCAACCCAAGCTACAAGCTTAGCTAATCCACCAAACAAAATAACAGAACCACAGACTGCAATAAGTCCTAATCCATCAAGGGATGTCCTTTCTGCCACTCTATCCATTACCCAATTTTTTGCTTTTACTAACATATTTTCTCCTAAGTTTTAAAATCAGCAAACGTGTCTTTACTTTCTCTATCGCCCCACGTTGCTATTGGTTTGTCGGGTGCCATATCTGACATTATGTCAGTTTGAGCCGACTCTTCTACATCGTAAAGTTTCATTCTAGCTCGATCTATACCGACTACAAATCTCTTATAGTAGGTTGGGTCGTTATAACGATTTTTCAATTGTTTAACAAGTAACTGTCCTAGCTCTTCTAATTCCTCAGTAGAAATTAAAGCAAACATTAGATCGGCAGTTGCTGGTAAACCAAACGATTCCGAAGTATCTTCCAAGCCAACATCAGTATTACTATAACCAGATCTTGTTGTTTGCGTTGCACTCATGATTGGAAGATTAAATTCGACAGCCAAACCACGTAGCTCTTCAGCTATAGATTTAACATACGAATAAGTATTTATACTTCCACCCAGGCCTTTTACCCTAGATGAAGCACAAATGTTTAAATAATCCAAATATATAATATCTGGTTTAAAATTCTTTTTAAGTTTTAATTCATTAAGTAATGCCCTAAAGTGACCAGTATGAGCTGCACCTGTAGGATATTCCTTTACAATAAGTTTTCCTGTAGAACCTTTACCGATCTTTTCTATTTTAGAATCAAATACATTCTTTGGAAGAGACTCTAATTGTTGTATTGGTAAGTCCATAAGGTTAGCATCAATACGTTCAGCAATTCTTTCTTCAGCCATTTCCATTGTAATATATAAAACGTTTTTACCTAATTCAAGATTAGCTGCAGCGCAATGACACATAAAGAGTGATTTACCAACACCTGTGCCGGCCATAGCAATATTCAAGGTTTTATTTGGTAAACCACCCTTCGTAATTTTATTAAGATAATCTAAATCAAATGGAATACGTGTTTCTTTAGTATTATAGAATTCAAAACGATCATCACTATTGTCTATATAATCATGACCAATATTAGGATCGAATGAAACACCTAAAGCATTTGATAGTATTTCTGGTATAGAACCATCAGTTCTTTCAGAATCCTTTCCATCAATAATTTGTATAGAGTCCATAATTGCATTGTATACTGCTCTATCTTTACACCATTTTTCTGATTCATTAATTAGATAATCAATATCAATATCAGTTTTTTCTTTTAATTCATTAATTAATGTTTGAGTTCTATTTAGTACATCTTCAGGTGCACCTACTTTTTTCAATTCTAAATCAAGTACTTTACCTGATGGAATTTTATTATGTGTATTAACAAAAGATACTATTAAATCAAACACTATTTTGTGTTCAGAATCAAAGTATTCTTTCTTTAAAAAGGGTATTACTCTACGGCAGTAAGCCTCATCGTTAATCAGATGATTGAGAATCTGCGTCGGTATTTGATTTGATATTTCCAATATTGGCTCCATGATCTAGTGAATCTTGTATAACATGTTGTAATATGTCACCAAGATGATTTTTAAAATTGATATCATTTAATAGGTCGTCTTCTTCAAAATCAGCCAAACCAATTAAATTGTAGGTAAATGAAAGAGTAGCAGTTCCTAATTCAGGCACTTCTTTTATAGATACTTTACCATATATATACCTGATACCTTTCCATTTTCCAGTCTTAAGTTCAACAGCATACCAATCTTCTTCATTGGATTCTATAAACTTATAATCATTTTGGTTGATGGCCTTAAGCGTCATCTTCGAAGTCCATTTCAACCTCTAGCATTGGTTTATGCCCAATTTGATATTGGCTTTTAATAAATTTCTTAAAGTCAGTACCTTCAAATATCGGATCCCAAAATTCTTTTTCAAGAGCATCTTTAGCTCTTACTTTTGGATCCAGTAATTCTCCAGTTTCTTTATCAACTCTACAATACCATCCATTTGAAGGCTTAGCAACATAATTACCAGCTAAAGCAACATCTAGCAAACCAGAGTAAGTTTCAATACCACCTTCCCATGTAACTGAGATAGGTACTTTTGATTTTTCTCTAACGAACCTTGATTTTTCAACATTAATTACAAAGTGATAACCTTTAATTTCAGTTCCAACTTTTTCTTGTTTCCTACCAATAATCCAAATGTTATCTGCAGAATAGTAAATACCTGTTCCACCAGAAACAATAGCTTTTGGAAACATACCAATCTCTTGATATGTATGATTAACAGCAAGCAAAGGAACATTTCTCATAGTTAAATAAGGAGTAACCATTCTAAATAGTCCCTTTAGTGCTTTAGCTCTTGACATATCAGCTACTGATTTTTCATTCAAAGCATCTTCCAATTCTTTCTTAGAAGCTAAATTACCAATAGAATCTATAATAATAATAACTTTATCATCACGATCTATTGCTTCTAATTGATTAACTAAATCAAATTTTAGCTGTTCTACATCTGTAATTGGTGTATGTAATACTCTTGATACATCAATATCAAATGATTCAAAGTATGATTGTGGTGAACCAAATTCAGAATCATAAAACATTAATACTGCATCACTATGCTCTTTCATATAAGCACTTGCCATAAGTAAAGCAAATGAGGTTTTAAAATGTTTACTTGGACCTGCTAAAACAGTCAATCCATTTGTAAGTCCACCTTCTACATCACCACTTAAAGCAACATTAATCATAGGAACTTCAGTTGTTACTACGTCTTTTTCACCAAAATATATAGAATCTTCCAGTACTGCTGTACCTTTTATTCTACTGTTCTTTTTCAATTTATCCATTATAGACATTATCTTATTCTCCTCGACCTATCTGGGCCCAATTGGTTAGCGCGTTCTTGTTTTCTAGTTCTAGAAATAGCTTCTGCTTTTTTGCGCTTTCTTTTAGCAGTTGGCTTTTCGTAGAATTCTCTACGCCTAACTTCTTGAACGATTCCAGCCCTTTCACAAGCCTTTTTAAATTTTCGTAAAGCAATATCAAAAGGCATTGGCTTTGGTGGTCTTTTATCTTTAGGATTTCTATTCTTCCTAGGCGTTAAATCTATACTAGGCAATTAACTGATCTCCCGGTTCCCAAGAACAACCGGTCATACCGCCTGCTTTCAGAGCCTGTAAAGTTCTAAGAATTTCTTTAGCATTTCTGCCAGTATCCAACGCATTACAAGATGCATGTTTAACTATACCGTTTGGATCCATAATAAAAGTAGCTCTTAAAGCCACATTTTCTTGATGATCTATAACTCGACATTCATCAGCTAGGTTTAAACCACAATCGGCTGCTAGCGTATGTCTGATACCACTAATTAGTTGGTTATCTTGTTTCCAAGCCAACTTACAAAATTCGTTATCTGCAGATACACCCATCACAATAGCTTCTTCTGTTAAGATGTCCATTTCCTGAATTTCAGTTGGGCATATAAAGGTGAAGTCTTTTGGATAGAAGTATACAACTGACCACGATCCGAGCATTTGCTCTTCGGTCACTTTGACCATTTGATTTTCTGCATTGACACCATTAAGTGAAAAGGCTGGAAAATCTTCGTTTACATTTAACATTTCTTTCTCCATTAATTAAAAGATATATCTATTATAACATAAATTGGTCCAATTGTAAAGGACTTTTTTCATATTCATAAGATTTATTTTTATTGTTTTGTACCATAAAGTCAGTATCTACTAGATCTAGTCGACCTTCTAAATACTTTTTAACCATAGCAGCTGGATGTTCAGCTGTTGTCACTGGTACGTTTTGACATATATGATTAAGAGATCTTTTAGGATTTAAAAGTTCAAAATCATTTGGAAGCTTCATAATTGATAATGCTTCTCTTACGGTTAAAAATCTGTCTTCGTCTGGATGAGTAAGGTTTGTTGGCATATGACCTACAAATGCTCCTATTTTATCTTTAGGAATTTCTACTCCTTTTCTCATAATATTACCACCTGCTTTAAGTTTATGGTATTGCCTATCACATTTCTTTGCAACAGTATCATATCCATGTTCTCGCATCCATTTAGCAACGAC